CGACATTGACGTAGAACGGCACGACCAGCCCGCTTTTCATGTCCATCTTGTTGACCATGTCGCGGACCTGCTCAAGCATCCTTTGGTCGGGCATGACCATCTTCTGGCCGAACGCGCCGCCCACCTTCAGCAGGCGAAACGGCGTGGCCCAGCGCTTGGCGATGGCCTGTTCGGCCCGGCGATAGTCGCGCAGCAGTTCGATGGACTGAAACGCGGGAAGCACCAGGGAATTGCCACGGGGTGAGAAGGCCGGAGCGTCCCACTTGAGATGCACCACCTGCTCGACGGGCAATGAAATGGATTCGCTACCGCCGGAGGTATCCTCGGGATATTGACGAGCCTCGATCAGATCGCCTTGGGCGTATTTCACCTTGACCGAGACCGGATTGACGCAGACCAGCTCTTCGATGTCCTGGCCGGACTGGGTGTAGCGCTTAAAGCCGATGGCATCGCCTTTCACCAGGAGCTGAAGAATCATGTCCTTAATGAACTGCGAGACATTCAGTCGCCAGGCCGCTTCCAGTGCCTGATCCTTGAGGGAATCGTCATCACTGGAGATCTTAATCTCGTCGCCCACTGCGAAGGTGCGCCAGGAGTTGACGCAGTTCTTCACCAGCGGCTCTTCGACGTAATATTCCCAGGCCTTGCGGGCGCGTTCTTCCCAGGTGGCCGGGATCGCCTCGGTAGCGTTGACCTTGCTGAAGGCCGCCGAGTCCAAGGCAGCCGCTGCGGCCATGGGTGCGATGATAAACCCGGTGGTGTCCAAGCTTTCTGGTTGTTCGTCCTGATGGGAGGTGTTTTCCACGTGGTCCTCTCGGTTGCTTGGGCCATGACAGCCACACATTCGGCCCCTGTGGGCCGAACCTGGCTCGATGCCAATTACTTACCGGATTGAGGTGGAAAGCGTCGGAGGATGCGGTCAGATAAAGACCGGATTGGTGAGCACTGGCTTGAGAAAGACCAGCTCTTCGCCGACTGGGTCGAGATTGCCTTCCTCCCGAACCAACATGGCGCAGCGTACCGCGTCGATGATGTGGTCATTGCCCTTGGAATAGATGATCTTGCCGTCCCGCAGGGTGTAGGTGTGGGTGGTGAACTGGTCTTCTACCTCCAGGTCGTCCAAGGGGAAGATGAATTGCTTGCGCTGTAGAGCTCCGTTAATGAGGCTGGTCATCAGCTCTTTGGTCCGTTTCTTGATCTCCTTTCCATCACGCACCGCAAGCCTGGTCATCCCGCCGAAGTCGTATCCCTTGAGCCTGCCTTCCAGCTCCAGCACTTTGTATTTGTCCAGGGTGAGCAGCTCCTGTACCACTGCCAGACCGTTGCCGCCATTATCCACGCCGATGCCCGCTGGGGTGTAGTAGCGCTCCAGCAGCGCGATGATCTGAGCGATATGCGGATAGGAAATGTGCTCCAGATGGAGGCGCAGAATCATCTTCAGTAGGCTGCGTTCGCCAACTTCCATCTCCTGAAAGACGATGATCTCGGTGGGGTCGTTGGTGTATCCCAGGTCGCCGCCAATCCAAAACTGGCCGCTGCGAGGCGTGAGGTTGAGCAGCATCTCCATCCGGTCGTGTGCAGATTCCTCGGTCTCGCAGTCACGCAGTTCAGAATCGGTAATGACGATCTTCTGGTACTCCAGCAGATCCTGGCGACAAAGGTTGAACTGTTCGACGTTGAAGGCACCATAGGAGGGCTTGCCGTGTTCACCGGCCACCTCGTGCTGCCAGCCGGAGCTGTCCCTGCCGCCATAGAATTCCAGCAGTTCAGACTCGCGGTCCTCGGTCCAGAGCGGATTGAGCCAGGACGGCCAGCGGAACACATGGAACTGGTCGGACGATGTTAGCCGGTAATAGGTGGTGTCGCGTAGCCCGTTGGGTGTGGAGTAGATACGCAGCGTCCCCCCGGCCTTTAGGCATTGCCGCAACGCCTTCCAGGCCCGCTCGGTCAGCCACGCGCCCTCATCGACCCAGACGCGACCCACATGCAGGGAGCGAAAGGCATCGCCATAAGCCCCGGCCGGGCGGAAATAGAGCACCGAACCATTGGTAAACTCAAGGCGGAAGTAGGGTTTGCGATGGATCTTGGGTTTGCCGTACTTGGTCAGTGCGACGCTGTTCATCAGATCCGGATTGGTGTCGAGCTGGTATTCGATCTCCTCGATGATGGAATCGAGGTGGCCCTGGTGCGGGGCCGCTATCAGGCCCTGGCCACCCCGCGTGGTGAATGCATAATGGAGCGCGTCGGTCGAGAGCACGATGGATTTGCCCACGTCCCGGCCGTCCAGATGGATGATGTTCTTGGCCGAGCAGCGCAGGTCCTCCACCTGGTGCGGCCAGTAGTCGCGGCCTGAGCCATCCCGGTTGTAGAGGTAGGCTTGCCCCCACAACACGGGATCGCTCAGGGTCGCCGCGAGTTTGCGCTCCTTGTCGGTTACCGCCATCAGTGCATTCCCGTCCTCAAGGCGTTACCGAGGATGGTGCCCACCAGTTCCGTCAGGATCTGCTGCACAGCCAGGGTGTTCTTCCGGTCGTGGACAGCTTCCTGAATATCGATAATGGCCTGGTCCAACTCCGTCCAGGCCAGATACTGCTGCTGGGCTACTTCCAGACGGCCGAGAGCGTTCTCGATCCGTCCCGCCGCCAGCTCGGTTCCGATTTCGACCAGGGCCTCACCGGCCTGGCGAACGGCATCGCTGTTCTCCTGAAGAATCTCTTTCATTGGCCTGCCTCCTGGTTGGTGCCGTTGGCCCACTGGTCAAGGGCGTCCACGGCGGTCTGCAGGCGCAGGCCAACACCGGTCAGGCGCTCAGCGTCCGGGTGGCCGACCTCGCGCAGCGCCTTGTTGGCCTCGGTCACATACTCGGGTGTGTGGCGGTTGACGGTGGCCACCGCCGACTGGATCTGGGCCGGAGGCCGGTAGGTGGCGCAGCCGGTCATGATCCCGGCCAGGACCAGCGGGATGGTCCATTCGAGGGTCTTCTTCAACATGTTGATCTCCTTTGGGTTATGGGTTTGGGGTACATGCAGAAAGATCTCTGCAAACACTTGATTTCCAACGAAATAGAAGCGTCATTGGATGTGACGCGGGATGGTCCCGCATCCACGAAAACCGGAACCGGAGGCAGGCCATGCCCTACGACAGAAACCGCCAGCAGGCACTCAAGGCGTACCGAGAAAAGCAGGAGAGCATCGCCCGGCTGATCGACGGCATTCGCGGCAAGCTCGAAGCTGACGCGAAACAGTCGGACATCAACTGGGCGAGCGTCGGCTCCCTCGGTCACGTCGAGGAGCTGCTGCGGGAGCTGGACGAGTTCCTGTCCTGAACACGCCGGACCACCCTGAAAGGAGACATAGACATGACTGACTGCACCGTTCATCAGGCCGCCGAGGCCTTCATCGGCCACTTGCGGGAATCCGGAAAGAAAGAGCGGACCCTCTACACCTACCGGAAGGACCTCGACGTGGTTGATGCCTTCTTCGGCGCGGATCGCCAGCTCGCCGAGATCCGGCTTCCCCAGGTCGGCAAGTTCTACAAGTCCGACCTGCTGCTCAAACTCCCCGACGGCAAGGAGCGAGCCGAGCGCACCGTCGCCAAGACTGTCCGGGTGTTCCGCATGATGATGGTCTGGGCCAAGGAGTCGGGTCGCATCGAGGAGTTGCCGCTGCCCAAAAGCACGCCCATGGGCCACAGCCGGGTGAAGGAGTCCAGCGATGAACAATCGAACGGCTGACCTCGATCTGGCGGGCGCGACAGAGGCGTTCTGTGCCCGCCTGTCGGCCGAAGGACGCTCCCCAGCGACCATAGCCGCATACCGCAGGGATCTTGCCCTGTTGGCCCGTGTGGCGGAGAAGCTGGCTCCCGGGATTATCTGCAGGGAGATTACGCCCGGGCTCCTCGACCAGGTGTTCTCCTCCGAGGCGGTGGCTGACAGTGAAAGAGGTCCGCGCTCAGCCGCGTCGCTCCATCGCATGAAGGCGGCCGTGCGGTCCTTCTTCGCCTGGGCCGTCGAAGCGGGCGTAGTCGATGACAATCCGGCCCGGTCCATCCGCATGCATCGGCTGCCGAGAAAGCTGCCGGTGTTCCTGACCTCCGCCGAAAAGAAACGTCTGCTCAAGGAGCTCAAGGGGTGGACCGACTTCTCCACGCTGCGCGACCGCGCCATGATCGAGGTGCTCCTTGGCACCGGGATCAGGCTTGGCGAGCTGGCCGCGCTCGACATGGATGACATCGACCTTGACGCCAAGCATCTGCGGGTGCGGGCCAAGGGGAATGTGCCGCAGGTCAAGTTCATCAAGACCGACCTCCGCACGTTGCTGCGCCGCTACCTGGCCGAGCGCCGTCGACGCGGCCGCCCGGAAATGGAAGCCCTGTTCCTGTCGAACCGGGACAGCAGACTCTGCCAGCGGCAGATCGCCAACCGGCTCGCCCACTGGCTGCGGAAAGCCGGGATCGAAAAGGAACTGACGCCGCACGGTATGCGGCACACTTTCGCCACCCACCTCTACGGCGCGACCAACGACCTGCTCGTGGTGCAGCGGGCCTTGGGGCACCGGGACGTGTCCACCACCCAGATCTACACCCACCTCGTGGACGGCCAGCTCGAGGAAGCCCTCGAACGCCTCTGATCTTTTCGCAATCGATGATGGGAGCGGCCTTGGCTGCTCCTATTTTCGTTGGGCGAGACAGTGTCGAAGACAGTGAATGACAGTGCCCGCAGAAGAACACTTCCGCCGATGATGAATGATCATGACAGTGGGTTGCATCCTCCCGGGCGGATCGGGAAATTTCGATTGACCGGAATTTCTCCTTCGCTGTCTGTCGGCCGCACATGCCAATAACTGCTTGGCTTGTGCGCTCCGGGCGCGGAACACACATGGCAATATCTGCTTGGCTTATGCGGCTCGGCTTATGCGCACACATGCCAAGCGAATATTGAGAGCTGCTGGAGGATACTGAGAAGTGGTAATGATGGTCGGCGGCTGGGGAACGCCGATTCTGAAAGTGCAAGGAACACGTCTTATCCGCAATTCCACGTGAAGTTGTCTGCTGCAAGTCGCCGTGTGACGGGGTCATCGGAAAAGCCCTCCATGGTGTTATCCGCAATTCTTTCCACGTTTTTTACGGCTGGAGGTCTTACCGGACGGAGCAGCGGCGGCTTCGGCCACCTTCTCGAGCAGCGCCGCCGCCCATTCCGCCGGAGAGGTCTGGGGACCTTGCGGCTCCTCACCCTCGCGGGCGATCTTGGTGGTCTTGAGATCCTTCATGTGGCAGCGGATCATGCGGTCGAGGCTCTCGGCCGCTTGGGTGTTCCCTTCGATCTGGGCGCGGACCAGCTTGACGGAATAGACGCCCACCAGTTCGACCTGAAGGAAGTCACTGGACTTGTTGAACACGAAGTCCTGGTTGAGACGCTCGATGATCACGTCGAACATGACCTTCTCTTCCGGGGTCAGACAGCGGTCGGCAAAGATGCCGTGACGCAAGCGGTTCTGGTTGCCTTCAGGCGCACCAGGGCCGCGCCGGGGAGGTTCTGTCTTGCCCTCGTTGCGGTGCCAGCGGTCCATTGTCTCTTTGTCAGGTTTGCTCAAAGTCACATCGATTTCCTGCCAATGTTTGTTCTTTTATGCCGGGATGCCGGGCGGGAGACCGATTTAGCCTCCAAACACGCTCCCGCCGGTTCTGCGATTACTTACCGGAAACGACGTCCATCTGTCGGGTCTGATCCTGTTTTCGCTCGGCCGCAATGATCTGATTGACCCGGCGGGTGGTCACTCCCGCGAGGTTGGAAATCTCCTGACTGCTGATGCCTTGCAGATGAAGGGCCAGCACCAGATTGCGGCGCTCCTGGTAAAAACGGCTGGGCGCGGGAATCCAGAGAATCCCGGTGTAGTGCTTCTGGATCTGCTCGAAGAGTTCCTCGGGCAGGACATCCTTGGCGTTGGCGTAGCGTTTCTTTTTTTTCACGGCTCAATCCTCCACTTTCTTCATCCACGGCTGGGGCACGTCCGGGTTGAAAAACCTCAGCGTGCTGGGGCGTCCTGACTTCGGCCCGTGGACAATCTCGATAAAACGCTCGGTGACCTCGCCAATCTCCTGGTCGCCATCGACGAAGCAGACCAGCCCGTAGTCCTCGCCGCAGGGAAACCGGAATCGCCCCTGGTTCTGATAAAGGCGTGCCTCGGACCAGCCCTTGGCCAAGGCCTCCTCACGGATGGCGTCGACCTTGGCGACAGCCCGGGAAGTCACCGGCTGCTTACATTTCCAAGCTTGGTTCCCGGGATAAATCCAGTCCTTTCTGGGAACTTCGACGGGTTTCTCCCTTAACTCGGGACGAAGCGCGGGCGGTCGGTAGTTCTTCGGAGAAAAGGACCGCAGGATTTCCTGGAGGCTTTCCTTGCCGAACTCTCGGATGGCCAGCTCCTGCAGGGCGTTGAATCGTTGCCGCAGCGTATTCCATGCCTCTTCGGGGAGCTTTCCGGCCTTGTGCGCGGCTCGGGCAGTGACCGTGCGGGAACGTAGCCAGGCGAAGTATTCTGGCGACAAACGGCGAAACACTTTGCCGCCGCGCTCGATATCGGTCTCGTTGGTCCGGACCCAGGCGAATTCTTTGATTTCAAGGTCTGTGGCGACGAAGACCACGTGGCAGGATGCTGGTAACGAAAGGACGTCAGGACTTGTTCGATTTGCGGATTTGGCGGAATCCGTCCCAAGATGACGGATCATGGTGGTCAGCAGGCTCATGGCAATTCTCCGGAAACGGGGTAGTCATCGTTTCCCGTTACTTACCGGAGTTGGGCCATGGGTGTCGGATAGCCGAAAGCGTAGAAAGGGGTTTCTACGCTTGGCGACCTTTCTACACCCCCTTTCTACATATTAAAATAATTGCAATATCAGTTAGTTATATAAATATTTGTAGAAAGAGTAGAAAGGTATAGGAATATTACTCTTGTATAGCCCGATTTTTTTATGTGCAGCTCTCATTGAGGTCATTGAAAAAAATCAGAGTAAGGGGGGAGTAATCTCTGAAACCTTTCTACCCTTTCTACGCTTGCCGCGTAACCCCTTAAATAACAGCAGGTTGCGCTGTAGAAAGGTGCCCTTTGGACATTCTACATTGTAGAAAGGTCTTTCTACACAAATGGTCCACGTAATGATTTTGCCAGGCACCGGCTGCTTTCTAATTGTTTCGCCAGCCGGATAACTGTTTTGCCAACCAGAAGCCGATTTCTAAGCGTGACGCTTTCATGGTTAATGATTTTACCAGACATGAGTCGCTTTATAATTGTTTTGTTGACAAATGGCTGATTTTTAACTATATTGCCAGCGTAATAATAATTTTACGAGGATGCCCTATGGAAATAAATGTTTTGGGATCTCGGCCTGCAGGCTATGCATATCTGCTTGATAAACTCGGGCTGACAGGCATGCCCCATTGGCATACCTCATTTGTGTCGTCATCGGGAACTCTCAGATCGAAGGTTCAGGATGGTGCAATTGAAGACATATACCCGACAAGGTATTGGCCCGGAGAAAGAGTCGGTGACCACCTTGAGTTTGCGCTGAAATATGACGGAGTCAACCTGGGCTTGCTGGCGCGCATTTTCGAACATACTTCTCAGAAAGACCTCGCCGAATATATCAATTCCAAGCCGACAGGAAAGTATGCTCGAAGGATTTGGTTTTTCTATGAGTTCCTGACGGGTAAGCAACTGCCTGTCGATAACATCTCTTCCGGTAACTATGTCGATGTACTGGAGGCAAAAGAATATTACACAGTTCAAAACGGAGAAAAATCCCCACGCCACCGCATTGTCAACAACCTCCTTGGCCCCAAAACCTTTTGTCCGGTCGTCAGGCGAACTGAGAAACTTTCCAAACTGGATTCAGCCGATCTGCGTAAAAGGTGTGAGGATATTGTCACGGCATATCCACCGGAACTCCTTCGCCGGGCGTTGAGCTACCTCTATAACAAAGAAACGAAATCATCCTTTGAAATTGAACACATAAAGCCCAATGCTTCCCGGACTGAAAAATTCATTGCCTCTTTGGAACTTGCCGAAAAGGAGGATTTTTGCGAGAAGGAAAGGCTGATAGAGCTTCAGAACCGCATCGTTGATCCACGTTTCAAGGATAGTGACTACCGGTCGAGCCAGAATTACGTCGGACAGACGGTCGCTTATCAGAAAGAGATTATACATTTCATCTGTCCAAAGCCTGATGACCTGCCAAGTCTGATGTTGGGTCTAATCGATTCCCATAAACGGATGAAGGCGGGAAATGTTTCTCCGGTCATCCATGCAGCGGCGATTGCCTACGGTTTTGTATTCCTGCACCCGTTTGAGGATGGAAACGGACGAATCCATCGATTCCTGATACATAACATCCTTTCGCTGCAGGAAATGGTACCACGCGGACTCATGTTCCCGGTTTCGGCAGTCATGCTTAAGAATCCTGCGGATTACGATGCATCGCTGGAAGCGTTCTCACGGCCTTTACAGGGGCTCATTGATTATCGGCTGGATGAAATGGGTCAAATGACCGTCGAGAATGATACTGCATGCTGGTATCAGTATATGGATATGACATCTCAGGCAGAAGCCTTGTACGAGTTTGTAACCAAAACAATTGAAGAAGAGCTCGTGGAAGAACTCAGCTTTCTGGCTAACTATGATAATACCAAGAAGGCGATACAGGACATCATTGACATGCCTGACCGCCTGATTGACCTATTCATCCAGTTGTGCCTGCAGAACAACGGCAGCCTTTCAGCAAGAAAGAGATCGGCTCACTTTGATTTCCTGACCGATGAAGAACTTGCGGCCATGGAGCAGGCTGTAAGAAATGGCTATAACAGGCCTGATTAATCAATAGCCTGGATGGTGTAGAGCTTGGTTCCGTATCGCTTTTGGCCTATTTGAATATCAAATCCCGCTCCCCTGATGGTCTCCAGATCATTCACCAGCCGCTGGGCGAATTGCCGGGATGAGTCCATCTCGAAACGCAGACCGAAATCCCGAGCGACTCGCTTGAGGGCCACGAATAGGTCCCGGGAAAGCACCTCCCGCAAACTTCCATCGTCTTCAAAGCGGATCTGATAGCGCTGGACGAATTCCTGAACAGTGTCCGTCCGACTCTCTCCATAGACATTACGTTCATTGGTCTCGGTGGCGGTGCGCCACGCGTTGAACAAAGTTGACAGCGCTGTCGCCGTATAGTTCGACTCCCGGGCCGTATCCCAGCTGGTTCGGTTGAGTGACTCGATCTGCCGTGCGAATGCCGGTGCCAGATGCTCCAGCCCCTGTTCCATCTCCTGGCGGCTCGATCCGGCCAGCATCATCAAGTACATCAGGCTAAGATATTCGTTGCAGCGGCGCTTATCGTGATTGCCCAGTGTTCCGTGCAAAAGCTTCATGGCATGTCGTCTCATACCATCCCGCATCATCGCCAGCACCACCCGGGTCCGCTTCATGATGGCCGAGATGATTAGATCGCGATGCTGCTGGATGCCTGCAACTACCTCGGACTCAATGAAACAATCATTGCCCTGGTTGGCGACATCAAAATTGATCACAAAGCTCCGGGATTGAATCTCCGAAAGCTCCCCGCACAGCGGTTCGATGCCGGTGGTGTTCAGCAGGCACTTGGTGCGCTCGGTAATGGTCTCGCTGTCGGTGCCGCTCTTGCGTTTCTCCTTAGCGATGCCGGTGATGCTGGTCAGCATGAAAGTGGTCAGATCCTCGGTCATCTGCTTGACCTCGATGTTGTCGAGGACGATGAGCGGGTTCTGTGAGCCGTCGGTGTAGTTTGCCGCGTCGGTGGCCTTCTTGTGCTGAGGCTCGCCGTAGAGCAGTGTTGAGGTGATTTTGCTGGCGGTGGTCTTGCCCGATCCAGCCGAGCCTTCGAAACGGGTCATGGGACGCGTCCCAGCAAAGTCGATCAGCAGAAAGCAAGACAGCCAAGAGAGGATCAGAAACCGATCCCCCTGCGGACAGGTCATGTTGCCGACCAGCAGATCAACCAGGAGTTTATCCGCTTCTTCGAGGTCGGCGTCCGGCAGAAACTTAAGCGGTTTCATCTTGCGGGAGCCATCAAGAATAATGCCGTCTTCGTTCCCGCCATTCTTCATGATCCGGATTTCGTCCGGGGTGATCCTGGCGATCTCGTGTTCCGGATTGTTCAGGTTGAAATAGACGGTGTATGAGGCGACGTCGGTGTGCAACCAGGAAAAGTGGTCGCGAACTTGCCCACGGATCATGGCCAGGCTGGGCAAAACCTCGAAAAAGGTCCTGCCGCCGCCCGTGGTCGGAACCATGCCGGTGTGCTTGTAGAGCATCGCCGCATAATGCCGCTTGCGTCCTCGATCCGGCGAGTCCATCCAGTAAATTGCGTTGTCGAAATACATAAACGGCTCGCCCGGGAGGGTGTGAAAGAACTGCGCCCCGTTGGTGGTGAACCAGTCGTAGGCTGCCTCAGCCGCCAAGGTGTAGTCGGGTGCGCCGTTCTCCAGTTCGGTATCGATCAAAACCTCGTCGACCCGGGCACGACAAGAGCCGGGCATCGCGCCGGACATCCGCTTGGCCTTTTTCTTCTCGTTCTTAAACTCGTCCTTGCGGTCTTTCTGGATGGAACGAATCTGCTCTTTGAGCGTGGCCATGGAGACACCACCGCCGATGCGTTCCTGTACTAACTTCAGCAGACGACTTTGTTCCAAAGGCGACTGTTCGGAAATCTCTCCCAGTATCGGCTCGAGCAGGCGATTGCGATCCTCCTCCGGGATGTCTGTTGGTAGTGAGCGCACGCCAAACTCGATGGGCGTGCTGGCTTCCACAAGAAGGCGCTCGAAATTCTCCCGGGTGTGTCCGGCGGCGATGTAATCGTTGACGTCGATCTTGGCGGTGGCGAGAAGCGTCTCGGCCACCTGAATTTCATCGGCGGGGCGACCTGCCAGGTGCTTGGCCAGCTCTTTCGGCCCCACGCTCATCGTCAGGCCGAACCGTTCGCTCAGCTCCTGCCGGGCTGTGATTTGCATCTCCGACAAGGGCAGCGTCACCAGCCGGGTGTCGATCTTATGTTCGGCCAGGGTACGAGCGGTTTGCAGCGCTCCTTTGAGACCGGCCTGGGAGAGTTCGTTGTCCTGGCAGATGTAGACGGTCTCCACACCTCGCAGCTTCGGGATCAATCGTTCCCAATCGGCAGCCCGAATACGGACGGTGACCGGGGAAACGGTTGGCAATCCCAGTTGCATCAGCGCCAGACAATCGGTCACTCCCTCAGTGATGATGACCTTGCCCGGCCTGGCCAGCAGACAGTCTTCGTTGAACAGCAGTGCGTTGTTAATGAAGTCGGCGACGTAAGGCCGCTGGTGTTCGTCGTGAACTGGCAGTTTCTTGTATTTCCCTTGCTCCCAGTTGGCGTCCGGGGTCCACGGGGTCTTGCGGCCGATCATGAACACGACGCGCCCTCGGCTCCAGTACGGAAAGACGATCCGGCGCTCGAAGAACGGTGTCAGGCCGTCCTGGCTGGTCGGGCGAAACGCGCCGGTGGCAGCGAGCTCCCGCTTCGAGAAACCGTCCGTACCACCCGTCAATTGGGCGACCACGCCGGATTCGTTATCCGCGTAGCCGATCAGGAGATCGTCGATTGTCTCGTCGTTCAGGGCGTACTTGGACTTCAGCCAATCGAGAACCTCCGGAGACTCCTTGAGCCGGGCGTGATAGATCCTGGCCAGGCCGGTCAGCGCATCCTTGACTCGCAACTCGAAGGCGCGGTCAGCCTCCGTTTGGACCAGACGTTCCTGGCTGAGACCGTAACGCGACAGTGGCGGCAAGCCAGCCTTCTTGGCGAGGTAATCCCGGGCCTGGCGGTGGCTGTCCGGCATCGGTCCCGATTCTCCGGCGGTCACAGTACCCGACTGAATGAACTCCACAAGCTGAAGCACGTCACCGCCCACGCCGCAGCCGAAGCAGTACCAGCCTTGCTTGTCCAGCATCACATGCAGCGAGAGACGCGACTGGCTTTGATGGTTGGGGCAATCGCACATCAGGCGCTGCCCTGACTCCTGGGTGATCCGTCCAGATAGGAGCTCGCGAGCCACATCACCAATGTCCATCTCGGTGATGAGCCGATAATATTCCCTGACGTTATCCGTTCCGCTCATGCTCATTCGGCCCCCGCATGTTGAGCGGCATCCAGGAACAGGGGCAGGAAGGTTCTGCGGTCGTCAACCTGGCAGCGTTTTGCGCAGTTCTGAATACCCCAGTGGTCACCCAGAACAATGGTTGTGCGGCGGGCGCGAGTCACCCCGGTATAGAGCAGATTGCGATGGTGCATGAAGGAATGGGCCTTGTGGATCACGACCACGGCGCAGGGAAACTCGGACCCCTGGGTTTTGTGGATCGTGAGCACATAGGCGAGCTGCAGGTCCTGTAGGTCGGAAGAACCTTTTTCGATCTCCACCGGCAGGCCGTCGAAGTCGATGACCAGGGTGCCGTTCGGAAGAACATCGACCACAAAACCGATGGCTCCGTTCATCACGTTCAGGTCGTAGTTGTTCCGAGTCTGGATGACCTTGTCGTGCTTGAGAAACGGAGCGCGGCGGCCCGTGGCGATGGGCGGCACTTCGGTATTCCAGCGCTTGCGTTGAATCAGTCGCTGCAGTTCCTCGTTGAGCTCCTTGGTGCCGAGCGGTCCCTTGTGGGTGGGCGTCAGTACCTGCACGTCCTTGATGATGTCGAAACCCAGGGCGTCAAGTCGCTGCTGGAACAGCTCCAGCAGGAAAGAGCGTGCCGCCATCGGATCGGTGAACTGGTCCACCAGATACCAGTCCCGACGTCCGGATACGGAAATCTCGCTGGTTTTTCGCACCTCGCCTTTGAGGATGGCGGTACAGTTTTCCTTCAACACGCCAGCTTGGCGCACGACCTTGTCGAGAATGACTGTGGGAATGGCGCGTGTCTGGATCAGATCGCGAAGGATGTTCCCGGGTCCCACCGGCGGGAGCTGATTGTGGTCGCCTACCAGCAGAACCATGGTGTGCGTAAGATCCACTGCCTCGAAGAGGTGCCAGGCCAGCGACACGTCGACCATCGAGAACTCGTCGACCACCAGGACGTCGGCATCGATGGGATTGCCCCTGTTGCGCGAGAAGCCCTTGCCGTCATAACCGAGCAGGCGGTGGATGGTGGTGCCGCTGCGACCGCTGACTTCCTCCAGGCGCTTGGCCGCCTTACCGGTCGGCGCGGCGAGCACGACCTCCAGATCGCTCTCCTCGCAGATGGTGTTGATGACCGAAATGGTGTAGCTCTTGCCCGAACCGGCTCCCCCCGAGATCAGACTGATGCTGTGCTTGAGGGCCGAGCGGACTGCGTCGAGCTGCTTCTCGTTCAGCGTTGCCGCGCAGCGTCGAATCAGGGCGTCGAGTTTTTTGACGGAATGGAAATGAGGGTTGGGCGTTTCGGCCTGGCCGAACAGCGAAGCCAGCTCCCGCTCCATGCGGACGACCTCCGGCAGAGCGACCACGAAGCGTCCGCCGTGGGAATCGCAGGCAAGCACCTGTTCTTCGATGAGCGCATCGAGGGCGCTTTCGATACGGCCCCGGCTGTCCAGGGAATCCATAACCAGCAGCAGATTGGCCTGGTCCACCAGGTTTTCGTATTCGATCCAGCAGTGACCATTGTCCAGGGCTTCACGGATGCAGAACTGCAGTCCGGCCCTGACGCGTGGGGTGTGGTCCTTGGGGGTGCCCAGCTTGCGGGCGATCTTGTCGACCTTCTTGAAGCCGAATCCCCGGATCTCCCGAATGAGGATGTACGGATCTTCCTTCAGAACATCGAGGCAGTTGCCGCCGAGACTTTCGACCAAGGTGGTTACCTGATGATGGGTCAAGCCGAATGCCGATAGCCAGGCCATGACAGTGTTGACGCTGCGGTTCTTCAGCCACTCGTCACGCAGCCGCCGGGCGGCATCCAGCGGCAGCCGGGCCTTGAGCGCGATGCGCTCGGGGTCACCCAGAAGGGTTTCTTCAAAGGCGTCACCGAAGCTCTCGACGATCAATCTGGCCTTGGCCGGACCAATGCCCTTGATCTCCGGGTGGTTGGCCAGATAGTGGATCAATCCCTCCGGATCGAGTTCAAGGTCGTGCTCCATACCATCAACCTTGAACTGGCGGCCGTACTTGGGATGGGTGGACCACGACCCGAGCAGGACCACAGGCTGATTCTCACGGGCGAACAAATTACCCGCGAACTGGACTTCATCACCGGTCGGGGCGAGCAGTCGGCCTGCGGAGAACTTGGGTCCGGCATAATAAACGCGCTCTATTCTTCCCCGGATTCGCGCCGGGGTACTTTCACATCTTTTTGGCATCTCGCGATCCTCCGGTGAAAACGTGTCAGGAACTCCTCGACAAAACGGCAGGCGGCCTGCCGGTCCGAGCAGAAGTAGATGGGGACACCGAAGTCGACGACGATGGAGGCGACCGTTCCGATCAGCGCGTGCGGGTGGGCATCGCTGCGGTAGCGGCCATCGACCAGATCGCGAAAGTTGCACTCGACAACCACGCAGGCGGCTTCATAGGCGGAGAGCTTTTCCAACTCGCGGTGGAACCGCTTGCGCCCCCGAATGACGGTGGAGACGAAATCCGTCAGGGATTTACGCTCCACCGCCACCCGGTCCTCGAGGCCGACCAGCGAGTAATCACCGGCTGGCAGCGCCTTGCGAACCGCCGCAACCTTGTCGGCGTCGAAGCTGTAGGGCTCCTGTTCGCGGGTGTCGACGACAACGGTGATCCGGTCCATCATCAGAACGGGATCATGTCGTCCATCGCCGCGCCGGGAGCCCCGGCATCGTCGGCAATGACAATGCGACGGTTGAAGTAGATGTTTTCGTTTTCACCGCGAGTGCGCTTGGTCACCTCCAGCTTGATGTTGAGAAGCTGCTCGAGGCTGCCCGGCAGGTCGGAGAGCTTCTGGAGCTGCAGCCCGCAGGTGTAAAGATCCTGCTTGAGCCACTTGATGTTCTCGCTGCTGGCCATGACGTTGTTGCGCCAGAGCAGACGTCCCTTGTGGGTCGGTGCGAGAATGCGCAGCGTCCATTTGAGCATGGGGTTACCCGAGGTCTGGGCGCGGGTCAGTTCGACCCGGTCGACATTGACCTGGTACTTGCCGTCGGGTACGGCCTCGAACTCACGTTCCTCGACTTCAGCAGTTTCGAAGGCGTCATCGAACTGCGCCAGGTCGAGGTTGCTGTTGGATTGGTTTTCGTACTGTTCCATGGTCGGATCTCCTTACTGTTGAGGTTTCGCCGCCGCACTCGCGGTCGGCTCCGGCTTCGACCGTGCGGCACTCGCCGCAGCTACGGTTGCCGTGCTGTTGAACGCTTTTATGAAGCTCATAAAATCAAGGGGGATGACTTCGGGGAGTCGGCCGGTGCGGTCACCGGCGTCGTAGTTGGGACTGGGCTTGGTGCGCATCACCCGTTGCCAGACAGGCTTGCCATCTTCACCGGGTTTCATGTCAAGGTCGCAAAAGAGGATCAAATCGACCAGTCCGGTGACCAGCTTTCGCGCTTTATCCGGCAGCGTTGGAACAATGCGGGTGTGCTTGCCGGTGCGGGTTTCGATATCCCGCTCCTGTGAGTGCGAAATCAGGATCAGCCCGTAGGGCAGGAAGGCGAGCTTGTTGATGACGCGCTGGAACTCGTTGTTGATCAGCGCGTAGCCCTTGCCGTAGCCCAGGTCGGATTCGTGCTCGATCTTGAATTTCTTGCAGACGTAGTCCGAGCACA